TTAAAATTTTGAAATGTGTAAAAATGTACTTTGTAACCAATCAGTTACGTTAGGGAATGCGTCTAATACTTTATGCCTTAATCCCAATTTTAAGAAACCTTGCTTATCAAACTTAACAGTATCTTCGTTGTATCTATCTATAATCTTCATACGGATAGTACCACTAAATTCTGGTTCTGATAATTGCATCAATTTACGATTTCTTTTTAATATTTCCAAGTTATTTTGAAATAAATCGTAAGCTTTTGTTTTCTTTGGTTGCTCTTTGATATATTCTAACAAAGATTCAGTAGTTTGTACCGTTTCTTCAGTTAATATTGGAAAGTTTTTTATAATTGTTTTTAATCCTAATCCAGGTAAACCATTTAAATTATCGGATTTATCTCCATCAATCATTCTGAAATTGACAAAGTTGTGTGGATGAATTCCGAACTCTTCTACCACTTCTGGTATATTGTAGATTTTCTTTTTAGATGGTGAATAAACACTCACATCTTTATTTACCAATTGTAAGAAATCTTTATCGGAACTCATTATCACAACCTTTTCATCTTCTTTCTTTAATTGAGTAGTGATGTAAGCAATAACATCATCAGCTTCGATTCCATCATAAATCATAATGGATACTGGTAAAGAAGACAGTAATTCACCCAATCCGAACATTTGTCGTCTCATTGATTCACTTTCTTCTTCTTGATTCATTTCAACAGATGCAGCACGATTCAATCTCATTTTGATTTTGTTCTTGCCTCTATCTGCTTTGTAACCAGAGTATATATCTTGTCTGCTTTTGTTACCACCTTTACCATCAAATACAATGATACATCGGGTAGGATTGATTGTACGGATTGCGTAGCCGATACTTTTTAAAGTACCGACTATGCCTCCGATGTGGTCTCCATTATCGTTAAGATTTGGAGCAGTTGACCAAGAACGAATGAAGGTATTAAGACCATCAATAATCAATGTTTTGGAGTTACGATGTAAATCACCAAATTCATTATGTTCTTTATCTATTTGTTTTAGTATATCTAAATACCGTTTGTTAATCTGACTCATTGCCTTCATCCGTTGTTATTTCAACTTCCTCTGATGCTGATGTTTTATATTGTAAAATAGTTGCTTCGCAGATTCTACGATAGATTTGGTCTTTTAAAGATTCATCTTCTAAAATAGATACGAAGTCTTTTGCTTGGAATTTAATTTCCTCCCCTGATTCAATATCAGTATATGTGTACCATGCACCACCTTGTTTTACCAATTTAGCATCTTTCATAACTGAAATCCAACCACCGTAATTATCAATACCTCTATCAAAGAAAATATCAAAATCTGCGTGTCTCAAAGGAGGTCCCATTCTGTTTTTGATAACCTGACAACGAACCTTAATACCTACGATTCTATCCCCTGCTTTCAATTGTCCCATATTCTTCAATCTCAATCTAACAGATGCGTGGAATGCTAATGCTTTACCACCCGATGTTGTCCAAGGGTCTCCAAACATTGCGTTCATCTTCTGTCTTAATTGATTTGTGAATACTAATGCAATAGATTGTCTACCAATCATATTGGTAATCTTTCTCATTGCTTTTGAAATGATGATTGCCTTATCAGTTGCATAACCGTCTTTATCATAATCAGCTTCCATCTCTTTCTTCGAAGATGCTGCTGCTACTGAATCTACTACGATTGTAACTAATCTATCCTTATCACCCTTACGAACTTGCTCAATAATTGTTTCACAAGCTTCAAAAATACCTTCAACGGTATCTACTGAAACATAAAGGAGTTTGGAAATATCCACTCCAATTGCTTCTAAAAATTCTCTACTAACTGCGGTTTCGGTATCAATCAGAACTGCAACACCACCTTTACGTTGTGCTTCAGCTAATAAATGGGCAGAGAGCAGAGATTTTCCACTCTGCTCTAAACCCGTTATTTCTGTTATTCTACCAACTGGCAATCCACCATAAGGTCTGTTTGAGATTGCAACATCTAACATTGCGTTTCCCGTAGATAACCAATCTTTGACGTTTGTCGGTGCATCCGAACTATCATCGTCTAAGAAATAGGCAATCTTCCCATCCTTATTTTGTTTGTTTAGAGAATCGGCAAGTAAACTTGCTAAATCATCTTCTCTTTTTGCCATTTGTAACTAATTTTAGTTGTTAAATAAATCGTCAAATGCCGAAGTAACATCATCTTTTGTTGTTACTGCTGCTTTTGGTGCCGGTGTGATAGGAAGTTCATCATCCCAAGGTAGTGTATCTACTACTGGTTTTGATTCCGTTGTTCCACCTAAATCATGTGATACTGTTGGTTTTGGTTTTGGTGCTTCTAATTCAGCAACAACCTCATCACTATCACCGTTAGCTCCTGCAGTTGGGTTTAACCAATTTTCTAATACTGATTTTAATTCTGCGTAAGATAATTCAGAATACAATTCCGTAATATCTTTTTGTGCGTTCAATAATTCAGTTACTGCTTCTGCTTCTGGTAAGATTTTAGATACCGCAGGTTTAACTCTGATTGTAGTTGTTGGGTATGCTGCATTTGATTCCTCAGCAGATACTACTTCTAATACAATATCACGTCCTGTGTGTGGGTCTGTAATATCACCGTAATCAGGGTCTGCAATGTATCCTAAGATGTCCTGATAAACAGTTTTACCAAATCCCCAAAACTTAACTCCTTCACTTTCCTTACCTCTTACGATTACAGGTGCGAATGTTCTTAATTTTGGCTCCATCTTCTTGCCTGCTTTCCAATCATCTGTATCACCTGTACGTTTAAGTTTTTCTGCAAACTCTACGATTGGGTCAGGTCTACCAAATGAAATTGGAGATAGATAAGTTTTGTTGTTAATATTGTAGTGAAAATACAATTCAATAAAAGGATTGTCCTTATTAAATTTGTAAGGTACTAAACGGATTTGAGATTTTCCGTTTGCCGGTTTCCAAATTGAATCCGACTTCTTTGTGTTTGTTTGAAGAGAGCTAAATCTCTTTAATGCTAATGAAATGTCCATTGCTTTTTTAAGTTTTAAGTGTTAATAAATTGTTTTAAATTTTAAGGTTATATCGCGATTACCTATATCTAAATATAACCTTTTTACATTTTGTTGTATAAAGATACAACATTTTTTTTACTTTTCCAAGCTTTATTTTGCCCAATAAAAAACCTTTATTTTGCCCATTTTCCTCTACTCACTAATTGAGCAATTACGGAATATATAGAAAGGTCTTGGTAAGTATCTTCAACAGATTCTCCAACTTCATCTGGTTGACCCATAACTACTAATTGTTTTAATCTGTTTATTTTATCGTTTTGTCTGAACCACAATCCTGTTAAAGATAATTTAATATCTTCTTTGGTTTGCAGAGCAGTTCCTACGGAAATATTACCAGGTCCGTAGTTTCTTTGTTTCTTACAAAATGTTTCATACATTTCGTTTAAAATAACTTTGAATTCATCACACGTTTCTGGATAAATTTCTTCGCAATATGCAATTGCCGACTGTTCTAGTTTGGTTTCTGACATAACTTATTTTTTAATTCCCCACTTTTTTTCTAACATTGTGTAATACCTTTGTGTTTTGTTTCCGTTATACAGAAAATACACTACATGGATGTCAATCCACAATTCGATTTTTTTTAGTAACTGCTTCATTTGTTTTTTTTATTTTGTTTTTAAGTTTTACTGCTAATGCGCACAATTCGTATTCTTCGTTTTTTTCCAAAATTTTTATATTTTCATCTAACAAACCATCAAATTCATCACTTCTAATTGTTAATGCAATAAGAAGAATATCTTTTACAATTACTTCTGCAAAATCTATTTTTTTTCTTCTGTTTGTTAGGGCATAATCTATTGCACGAATTATTGCTTTTGCAAGTTCGGTTTGGTGATTTTCAAATAGTTCGTTTGGATTGTTTTCCGAAATCTGTAATGGTACGAATTTTTCTGCTTTCATTAATACAAATATAAGAAAAATATTTTACTTTTCCAAATTATCTATATTAATTGATTTAAAAACTTTTGTAGGAATTTTTTTGTATCCGTTTGGAGATGTTGTAATAATACAGTTTTTGTATTCATCCCACTCTAACTGATAAGTATTATCTAGCATACCACCTGTTTTTGATTTAACTACTTCGTTAAGTGCGTTGATGGTGTAGATTGTATTGGATTGTTTTTTTCTATGAACTAAAATTGTTTTCCATTGGGAAGGAATTGCAACAGAACCCTTTTCTACATTAAATGTAATATAAAGTTCTCCCACATTTGTTTTGCTTTCTAATACAAAAACGTTTGGATTTGTAAGTATATATTGGTTTAGAACGAATTCTAATGATTTATCTAGTTCTTCTTTGGTAGTAAAGAGACATAATAACTGTGTATTCATCTATTATTAGTTTATTAACTTTACGGATAAATATAAAATTACAAACTAAAAACGATTTTTTACAGATTATTACTATCCATTTTTAGCAAAACAAGCCTGAACATCTGGATGATATTTATAAACTGTTTGTAATTTACCTAAAATACCACTCTTAGAACGTTGGATTTTTTCTCCTATTGGGTATCTCTGTCCATTTTTTGATATAGCATATACTATTTTAGAACCACCTGTTATAGTTGTTTCACCTCTTTTAGTAGTTTCTCTTTCTTCACCTACTTCAAAATGAGAAACCATATCATTTTTATCATCAAATGGAAAACATTTTTCCATAGTAGCTTTATTAACTGCAACACCACCACTTTCTTGATAGAATGCATCCTCGTCTTTATATACACCACTACCACCAAACATAATATTAAGGTGTAGTTTTTCAGCTACTGATTCAGCTTCTAATAAAGTTCCAATACCAACTTGTACTCCGTTTATATTTACAGTTTGCTCATCCAATTTTTTAATCAAATTTAAATCGGTTTCAACGGTTTTTTTTCTAATTTGACCCAATTTAGGACCTAAATTAGGACCATTTGTTTTATTTGATAACTCTGATAAAACTTTTTGTTCTGGTTGTGTTAAAGTATTTTTTGTATCTGATGCATACTTAATAAATCCTTGCATCATTTCTACTTCGGTAGGTGGAGTAGTGTGTCCATCTGGTAAATATGCCATATGTTTTTTGGATGTTGTCATTAATTGAGCAACTCCTCTTACATTCTTATCACCATTCCAATACTTATCTTTATTTGCACCAGTAGATAGTGTTTTTGTTAATTCTATTAAAGTATTAGGGTCTACACTTTGTAAATGTATAATTGGTTCATTAACAACCGTATCTAAATCGGTTTCTAATTGCTGATAATCTTTTATAGCACTTACTATTGTCTTTTTAACTACTTCACCTTGTTCTGGTGTAATTAATCCTTTTTGAACAAAATCATCAATTTGTTTCTTTTTAAATTCCGCTTCGGCTTTGATTGTAGATTGGGCAACAATTGCATTTACATTATCCTTATCGGAATAAAATGTCATATGTAAATCACCAGTATCTTTATTTAAAATAAATATAGCAGTATCTGATGGGTTTTCACCCCCACCACTATTTCTGATGATTTCAGTTGCTTCTTCTTTTGAAATTTCGGTGTTTCCTAAAAATACTTTACCTTTGGTAGTATTTACGGCAGCTTCTTGTGCTTTTAAACCTTTGGCATCTCCAAAAAATGGTATAGATGTTGCGTTTTTAATACCGTTTTTTTCTATGATTGCCTGTTTTACATGATTAGTTTTACTCTGTGCTGCTCTTGTTGCAATGATTGCTTTGGATGCAAGTCCTATTGATATACCATATTTTTTACCAACTTCGGCTGCTTCTGATTTTTTAACACCACTCGCTGGTTTATTACCATCATTTTCTTTACCCAATTCTGTGTCTTTTAATATTGTAATATTGGATTCTAATTGAGAATCATAATTAAAATCTTCATTTGAATTTAATACATTTGTAGCAGATGTGGTTGATACGATTTCATTTAACATAGAACCAGCAGTACCAGGTGCTCCCGCACTTTTTGCAAATCCATTTTTAACAAATGAATCTAATGAATTTTTATTTACAGTTTCTAATTCTGAAAAATCAGATTTTGGTTCTGTTTGAGTAGGGGTTGGTTCAGGAAATACACTCGCACCACCATCATTACCAAATACACTTGCACCCTGAGCAGGTTCTTTAGGTTCTGATGGTAAGTTACCACCATTATCTTTTTTAGCTTTTTCTATTTCAGCAGGAGTTGGTTTAACGTGTCTATCTGCATTAAATGTTTTAACCGTATAGATGTTACCTGAATCTTTGCCTTTTACAACAGTATCCTCTTTAAGAATACGTTTTGGTTTTGGAGTGTTCTCTTTTATATACTCAAACACAACAGATGCTCTATCTGTAAGTTGTTGTGCAGAATCTATACCTCTTTCTCTTAAAAGTTTTACTAATATCTGTTTGTGGG